GTGGTTTTAGTAGACTGGCACAAGGCCAGAACCGCCAGGGAGTCATCAAGACGACCCCCTCGAGGCCAGAACAAATAAATTAATTTTTGTTCATGGTCACTCGGTACCTGTGGTGCGAAAAACACTCAGAAACAGGTATCACCTCGAAAATGATAAGAAGTATAATCAAAATCGAAGACGACTACAGAGAAAACAGTTAAGTTTCTCCACAAGGTTGTAAACAACCTTACTCAAGCTCACCCCCCTGCCTTTGGGCACAGGGACCTGGAACGTAGACCAGGCGATCATAGGAAGGATGATCAGGTGAGTGATGATGTGTTGGAACAGAGCATTCCGTTACGTTTGTAGTGAAGAGTATCAAAAAGATTACAGAAGCATGGCAAGAGCTTGCTCAGCAGCGTAGCCACCCAAGGTCGAACCCACTTTTGACGCCAAATCTTCCCACATAGTTGACCCTTCGGTCGCTGCCTTGGCAGCAACCATTGGAGCCGATACTTTGTGATTGGAAATGGCGGTTGAGAGTCCGGGAGGTCCTTGAGTGACTGCAGATACTGCTTTCAGCGTTGCTGTAACATCAGTATTGCTGATGGTCTTGCCTCGGGCCTTTGCTCCGATTGCCTCGTAATGAGCAACAATCTGGAACTCGAAAGGGAGTGGAATGCTGGTGGAAGCACTTTCGCATAGTATCCCAAGAATTGGGCGGGGATCAACCCCTTGCTTTTGTGCACCACCGGTGAAGCCACTTGGGTTATCGGTGAAGTCATAGTCTGCTTGCTTGAGCGGTGTATAACATACTGATGTCCAGTCTCTTGTTTGACTGTCAATTTGACGGAAATCAAACTGAGCGATATCAGATGCGGACATGTTCGCAACAGAGAGATGCTCGGGATGCTGAATTGCATACCTGAGGCCACCTCTGTTGAGTTCTGTACCGACGTATCGTACCCGTACTCCAAGTGAGCACAGTCTTACCTCGACACCATCATTAGCTGACAAATCTGCCCCAGTAAAGGGTGAGTTTGCGAAGTTAATGCTTGTGGTATTAGGATCTCCAAATTTTGGGAGAACCGCCGAACCGTAAGACGCACCAGTGAACACTGCAGCAATGTTATCACTGACAAGTGCACCGTAGACCGTGACTCCACCCCAACCGGACACTCCTGTGAGAAATGACCCTTCGGAGAAGACACAGACCTTTTGTGATCTGATTGCAACACCGTAGGGCACACAGGGTGCCAAATCCTTTCGGAATGGATCAATAAGCGACTCTGTGTATTCAAGAGTACATGGGTCCACGAAGCTTGATTGCTTTCGGGACAGCTTATTGCGAGCTTTGGCCGCCTTGCTCTGCGCTTGACGCAGGGCTTGATCTTTTTGAGAAACGTTATTCCTCTTCGTTTTGAGCTTTTTCCTATTCATCGGTGGTAACACCGTGAAGCGGGGAGCTCGGTTATTCGTTGTATTCATCATAGGTTCCGTGAACCTATGGGATCCACCGTCACGGCGGCCGACTATTCATCTATCCTGTCCTCATTACAAGGTACTACACCCGTGTAGTCTGTTGGCATTTACGAAATCAACAAGGAACGTGTCTTT